CAAGACCTCGATACCATTGTGATTTCATTTGGCCTAAGCCGTAATGACTCCCATTGACCGCGTTTGGGTTCCACCTTGATTCCTTAGTGATGATCTTTACAAGGCATTGATATTGCTTGAAATCAACGATCCTTGAATGTGCATATAGTTTGAGATAGTCGGTCTGTGTAGCTGCGTGAACCGGTTGCACGTTTGTTGAAATCAAGCCTATAAGTAGGCACAACTGTGGCAATAGCAGAATACGCCTAAGCGAGCAACCCGCCTCAGCGGCTCGCTTTAAGCGAATCCAGCGTACCGAACGAGTCAAATACATTGCAAGAATGTGGATAAGTCGAACGGGGCCTCGGCGTGTTGTCCACAGGTTATCCACAGGCATCATCATCGTACCTTGCCCAATCCGCTATTGACTAGCACCTGGCGATTGGCCTCACCAAATGCAAATAGCATGACGGGCAACATGATTGATCCCGTGGTTGCATCGGATCGAACAAATTTCAGATTGGCTGGCAATGGCAATGCCCCTGATGCGTGGTCCCAAATGAGATTAAACCAACCGGATTTGGCCATTGGTACCAATGCAATTCCATCGTCATGTTTGATTAGTTTTTTGGCCCATGGCTTCACATTTGAATACGGTGGATTGCACCAGACACGTCCCACCCATTCTGAGGCCAACCCATCATCGATGATCGTCAATGAACGTTTTGCCGGTATCCACGGGACGCCACCTGGCGGTGCAGAAACGTCCATGTCGAATTCGACGTTTAGGGCATCGAATATGAATGGCGGCGTGTAATAGTCATCGGACGTCCCATGATCTATCAGCTCATGACCGAAATCCATGTCGAGGTGATTGGTCATTTGTCCCCACCCCAGCCCGTACCCTTGAAATGGATTGGCGTTGATGTCCAAATCCGTTCCATGGCAATCGTGCAATACGGGCAACCAGGTGGCGTAAAATCCTCATCGAATCCAGCCTTGATTGGCTTTACCGTCGAGCAGACCGGGCATTTGAATTCATAAATCGGCATCATCAACCTGGAAACTGGCAATGCCCAATGTGCCGCATGATAGACATTCGACGCAATGAACGAACGGTGGCAAATTGTCCGTCACTTTTACAATTTGATGATCGGTTGATTTTTTTTCAACACGGCAATCAAGCCTGATAATTTCTCGCATAAATACTCCTGTTCAAATTCTCGATGGGATTCAAATCTGATGGGTTGATCCAATATGACCCATCGCTGCGTTGCCTTGATGGTCTCCGTGCCATGCCAATCGGAATCCACCCAATAATGTAGTAATTCGGCGAATTGCCGGTTACCAAAACGGCCACGTCATCAGCTCGATCACGATCCCTTAGGATCAGGCAGCCTTCCTTCCATGGAGTGTGTTTGACTTCCAAATTCCAACCCACATCGGCCTGATTTTTGAATGTGTTGACGGTGGCCTTCCATTCATCAATTCCGAAATACTTCGCGACGGCGTTTTCGGCTCCGATTGCTTCGCTACTCCGAGCAATATCTTGAAACAGGTTCAGTTTTTGCACGGCGTAATCCTTTAAACCTTCGGAACCAACGGCCCGATCCAGCGCAGCTTTAGCGCATGCCATTTCCTGATCGTGAGTCAATTTCACCAATATCATTTGCAGTCCATGCATTCCCAAATAAGGTGCAACCCGTCAACCGTGACGTATCGACCAAATTCCAACGGTTTCCATTTTTCACATCGATCACACCAATCGATCGAAATTGGGTTCGGTTCACGAATCACAGATCCATCACGTTTGAAGATAGTTTTTTCACCGGTCGCAATTTTGATCATTTCCATGTCTCCCATGATCACACCTGTGGTTTCCACTGGCCGTCGCTGGCTAGTACGTACCAAATCGGACCGCATTGGGTCGCCTTGCTTTTCTCGGTGCATGAGTAATTCGCCCAGGCTTTACCTGTTTTGGCCGATGTGCCTTCTCGCCAAATACGGTGTCCATGGACGCACATTGGGGCTTCTCCGACCAATTCTCCACCAAGCTGGGTTTTGATCTCCTGGATGGCCGTTGATGCCGTTGTGAACCCATCCTCACCGAATGGCCTTGACCATGGATCATCATCGATGAACGCCTTCGGCATAGTCTCGACCTGAATCATCGATTCTTTCGATGCCTTCTCTTCGGTACCCAAAACCACCGACGCAGCTCTGCCGATGGCACTGCTCACGGTATCTTCGACGTACCAACGTTTCATTTGGATGTTGTACGCGGTCACCATGCCATGTGCATAATCAATGGCGGCTGGCTTCTCATCCTCATAGTGACGATAGATTCGACATTCAATAAGGATGTAACCCTTTTCCGGATTCCAATCGATAATTGATGTTTCGATTCGGTTGGTTGGGTAGGTGGCGTGCAGTCTGATCACTTTCTGATTTACGGTTTCGTAATGGTCCAGGAAAGACATTATTTGGCCACCTTAGATTTGCCCATGGCCATGCCAATGGATCGGCCGTGATGGTAGCCCACCGATTTTCCGTCCCGGTATCCCATCGAATACAAAATGGTTCCGATTGATAGCTGGGCCAATACTGCGAACCCAATGATTTGTTCCATGCTCATTTTTTCTCCCGATGGCAGTTGGTTGGTCTGCCTGGAGATAATGTGACGCATTGGACCGACATTTGCAAGATTCACGCGTGATTTTCGGCGTGTCTAACCCTTCGGATGATCCTTCAAATGCTCGATTAGCAATGAACGGATTTCCCGTACGTCACCCCGAATGCCTTCGGCGAATCCATTTGAAACGGGTCGGGAATTCTTTTCGGCTTTAGCTGCGAAAATGGCGGCAATCGATGAAATCGTTGCAGCGGCGATTAGTCCAATCGCGGCAATCGTTTCGGTCATTTTTCATTGTTGCCGAACGCTGCGTCATTTGGATTTAAATATCGGAGGATTACCGGGGCCACGGCGGCAATGCCTGCCATCAGAATGGCCTTAGGATCGGTCACGCCGGCCATGTACACGGCCAGCCCAGCAGCTAGGAATGAACGCAGCCATGAGGCCGCCATCGCTTTAAATTGATTCATTTCGATGTCTCCAGTTTCTTCACTAGCGCAGCGACCTTCGCCGGCGTCAATGCAATTTCAAAATGCATTTCATCTTTTCGGTTTTTGTAATCTCCACCCCAAATTAAACCGTATTTTTTGGCCAGGGCTCTGAGCATTGGAACTTTCTCATTTGGGAATGTCCCTACCTTGCCCAATGGGTGACGGGTAGCGTTTAGATCAATGGCGGTTCCGCTTGAATGATTGCTCAATTTGTCCGTGCTACCACGTACCATTCGGAAACAATAACCCCAATCATCCAATCCACCTTCATCAATGGGTTCGATCAGCTCATGGAATTCAGCCGCAAAACCAACCAATAAAGGTGCAACCGATTTGGCACAATGCAATTTGATTTTTGTGCCTGGGACCAAAAATGTTTCAATGCCAATTTCTGCCCGGTCTTTCGATGCAGGCCATCCGTTATGCGAGATCATGAAAACAGAATTTCCACTTCATCAGCGGACAGTCCTAGTTTTTCAAAAATTTCGTTCCGTTTAGCAATCTTGGCCGAATTTTCATTGGCTATTCTTTCGAGCTGAATCTGAGCCGCTTCATTTGCGGATTCCAATTCGGCAATTTCTTGCTCCGTGTAAGGTCGAATAATTTCTTCACCTGTTTTGATATCAATGATTTTTTCCTGATACATTTTAGACCACGCTTCCATAGACTGAGATTGTTCCGGCATCGAAATTGCCTGATGATGAAATCAGACTTATTGTTGAAATTACGGATGCGGCATCAAAATAACCGCCGCCGTTGACTGTTTCCATATCATAAAATCCACCGCCCGGTTCGAAACCGCCTTGAAATAGAAATGGCTTGACGGCTGTCGTGTTAGCACCAGAAATTTGAATTGTGCCGTATCCGCTTGCGCCGACATTGTTTGGCATTCTACCAAATTGCACCGATCCAGCGTTGTTTCCGCTTATTGTTGCAACTAGACCAGCTCCGTAGACTGATTGCCATTGAATTTTGTTTCCGTAAGAATAATGGTTTGCAGCCGCCGAATTAAATTTGAATGTAATGAATGAATAATTCGTATTCGTGGACATTCCGCTGACGGTTACAAATAAATTGTTATAACCCGAAAGACCTGAAACCGTAATGGTCGTGGAACCAGTCAATGCTGCGCTACCCAGTAAAGAATAAGACGATGAAGAACCTGCCGCCGATGCCCATTTCATGCCGGTTGCCTCAGTTGAATCCGCAGTCAAAACCTGACCATTTGTACCCACGGCCAATCGTGAAACCGTATCGGCAGCGGTTGCCGCAATTAGGTCACCCTTAGCGTCAACAATGGATTTTGCGACTGCGCCATTTGCAAGATCGTAGGCCGTTTTTACACTGTTTGGCGTTGCCGCGGTTGTCGTCGATGTTGATGACGTGGAATCGGTAAGTTGAACCGCACCCGATTGCGAGGTTGACGCAGCTTGAATTCCAACGGTAATTGCGCCTGATGTGCCTCCACCGGTCAATGGTGATGTGGCCGTGATGCCGGTGATATCACCCTGATCATTGTTGATCCAGGTGAAATCCATGTCGGCATTTGTAGCCTTTGAAAGAATTTGACCGGTTGTGCCACCTAATAGATCGGCCATCGATGTTGCGACCGCTTGCCCGAAAACTTCAAAATCGGCAGGCAGGTCCGTGACCAAATCTGTGTTCGTCGGCATTTGCCAGTTGAATGGGGTGGTTGGATTGCTCATGTTTTCTCCTTATGCTACGACTAGCGCATTTTCCCACGTGAGTGTGTTTGTAATTGTGTTCCAGGCTTCCGACACGCTGACTTCTTCCCACTTTAATGCCTGGATGGAATAGGCCAACGGCGATAACAACGCCGTGACCGACAGGGTGTTGTAGCCAGCCGAAAATTGCCAACCTTCAACAAAACCAAGATATTGCCCGGCGGTCATGTTGGCCGGCAAATTGGCAATGCGCAGCGGCATTCCCATAAATATGTTAATCATCGAATCACGGTCGGAATCATCCAATTCGGGGTTGGTCAATTCAAATGTAATTGATTGCATCATTGCTTCGGGAAATGCTCGCAGGGTTAAATAAAACGCGGCCTGATCTTCGGCATCAGCTTGATCGTGCAATGTGGTCGTGATGACCTGAGCCAGGCGGCCAAATGTGGCCACCGACGTCAAATCTTCATCGGATACCTCGCTGTTTGAATTGGCACCGTATTTGATCGTTACATCATTTCGAACGTCGCCGGATCGGGTTTGAATCTTGATTCCGCTGGCTAGGGCTTGATTTGCCGAAACGTCCACGTATCCGTTGGTTGCAAGATATTGGGTCCGGTGTGTTGAATCGGCGTATGAAATCTGCCCTTGAGCATTTTCATAGATATACCCCAGCCCGGATGTGGCCAACGCCGAAACCAATGAATAAACATCGATGACGTCGGCTCCTCTAGCTGCAAGATCATAATTTCCTGGTGTATCAATTTCACCCAATCCAACGTTTTGCGCCTGGGCCCACGTTTCGGTTGACGGTTGATAATTGCCCCACGTCAATGATGCCGGGACTTCCGACCAATTATTGATGAGCAAATCCGTCAATACTTCAAGAATTTGATCGCCATCGAAATCACGATTCAGGCTGCTACTCCATAACGCCTTCGGCAATCTTGAAAGGGCTCCCAGGGCCACGATTGAGATCGTTTGGCTGATTGCAACCGATCCACCCTGGCTCACTTCAACCGATACATCGGTGACCGATCCACCCCAAATTGAGACGAATGTTCCCGTGGAATCTTGAATCGCTATACCGACCGAATCGTTGATGTTGATTGAAACCTGGGATTGGGTCACATTGTAAATTGAAAGATTGCAATACCCGGCCTGGGCTTGCTCATAAATGTTCGTTCGGCCGCTGGTTGCCGTTAAATTTGCCAATACGTAATTCTCATAATTGACGCCATTTATCGTCACACGCCAGATTGGATTCCAGATCGTCATGAGGTTACCAACGCATTGGCACCGTTTGTCCCACGATAAAACGAATTGTTCAAAACGTTGATAATGGTTCGGGCCGTACCTTCGGGATCGATGGCACCTGATACGTTCAGGTTGATCACGGTCCCGCCACCCATTGCCCCATTTGGAATGATCGATCCGTTTGATCTAGGCGTAAAGATTTCTGGGCCACGTTCGCCGACTAGGTATGAAGTTCCACCAGATACCGGCCCGCCGTTAGCCCTACCGCCGCCAAATACGGATTCAATGGCCCCACCGATTGCCTGGGTCACTGGATTGTTTTTGATGAAATTGACGATGTTTTTGATGGCGTTGAATGCCTTGTTTACGTTATCAATTAGGTTGGCAAATAGATCGATAACGATTCCGATTGCGGTGCCAAGAACACTGAACGCACCGCCTAGAACCTTGCCCAACACCGGAGCCAATACATCACGAACAAATGTGGCCACTCCTTTGAAAAATGCAAGCAGCGGTTTTAATTGCTCCTCATTTTCCTTTATTTTTCCGGTGACTTTTTCAAATGCTGATCGCAACCCATTGATGATTGGGGTCAAGAATGTTTGAATGGCTGGGATCACAAAATCCGTAATAAATGCCCAAATGTTTTGAAATGTTGGAATTACAAATTCTTTGATGTATGTGGTCAATGTTTGAAAAACGGGTGTGAGTTTGGGTCCTAATTCCTCAGCCAATTTTTGAATGGTTGGAATGACCTTATCAACGAATCCGGTGACCATTGGAGTAATTGCATCGAGTACAAATGAACCGACGGTTTCCTTGCCTTCATTGAATGCAACCTTCAACCGATCCATTTTGCCGGCAAATGTGTCTGCCTTCTCAGCGGCCTGGCCTCCGAATGTTTCGGCCAATTTCGCGGTGATTTCCTCCATCGACATTGTTTTGAGTTCGGCTGCTGATAGCCCAATCCCCAATTTTGCCAATGATGCGGCGTTGCCTTCCTGGGCTTTCGCCATGGCATTTGTGACGGCCTCTAATGACTTACCTGATCCAGCAGCTACATCCAAGGCCAACGATTGCAATTTCAATGCAGAATCGGAATCTCCGGTTGCCCGTACCAATCTTTCAAAACTGGGACGCAGCTCATCGTCGGTCACACCCGTCAACAATGATGTTTTGGTGATCTGCGATTCGACGGCGGCAATTTGCTTTTCGGTTGCACCCGTAACGTTGACCAGGGTTCCGGCTAACTTAGCCTGGGCTGCTTCATCCTCGATGGCCGCCTTTACTCCATCGACCAACAATTTGCCGGCATAAGCTGCGGCGGCTACTCCGGCGGCTGCGAATGCGGCTCCGGCTACCTTGCCGAATTTTCCTAATTTATCGCCAAATGATGAAACCTCAGTTGCACCACTATTCAGGCTTTTCTTTAGATTGTCGACGTCACCAAGAATGGAGAGTTTTAGCGTTCTTGAACCTTGACTGGCCATCACCACTCCTTCGCAATTTTACTGAATGAATTTTCCCATTCGTTGATGATATATGGCTGTTCGGCACGCAGGGTTGGATAAATAAACCAACCGCGTGAACCTCGACCTTCACGGCCTGACCACACTGGAAATTGCTTAAACCTATTCGATCCGAATTCTGATCCACCCCATAGGTCACGTGTAGTTGCACCACCTGAGAATTTCTGCGATACGAAACCGAATGAAATTTCGCCAATCTTGCTTGATTTGCTAACCCTTGAACCTTCGGCGATTCGGCTGGCTACATTGCTCGATGAAAGGCTGGTTGCCTTCGATGAGATTTTGCCCTGGAGATATTCGGCCAACGCACCGGAAACCAGTTTCGCTTCCTGGGTTGCCTGTTCGTCCATCGCCTTAAATGCACCAACAATTTTTCGCAGTTCGGCTTTATCGTAAGCAATAGCGTCATCGGCCATTTTGCTTCTCCAATACTTCCAACGCGGTCAAAATCTTTTCGGCGGTGTCCCATTCGGACATGGGAATTTGCGTGGCAATCGCTAGTTCAATGACTAGCCGGCTGAGACTGCCTCGCTGGTGGATTTTGGGTCACCATCATCGAACCTCACATCCGAAACGGTTTCCGTCCACACTTCAAATGGCTTGACCGGTTTTCCAGCGTTTTCGCGTTTCATGGCGTTATAGGCCAAAAATAGCAAATCACTGATTCCGATTTCACTAGCCTGTTGAATTGTTTTGCCTGTTTTGTTTTCCCATTTCATCCATTCAGGTGGGGCAGCCACGTAGGTGGCCACCTCACCGGATTGGAATTCAATCGTAATTGCGGTTTTCATTCTCCCGATCTCCCTTTATTAGTCCAACGCCGGCGTGGTCACGCAGGTGAATGCTAGTGAGGCAGTTAGCGCATCAGGCGCAGTTCCACCCAATGATGGGAAAATTGGTTGAACGCTGAACGCGTAAGCAACGTCATGAACGGTCAAGACCACTGGCAATGCGTCATTTGGTGTGTTAGCTGCGGCATTCCACAACGCTTCACACAATGAACCAGCTGCACCAAAATCCTGGAGCATCTCGACGTTGAATGTTCCCTGGGTGTCGGTCGTGTAGTACGCCTTACCATCAAGGGTCTGGTATGTGTTGATTGTTGATTCAATTTCAAGGGTGGCCGATGTGGCCTGCGCATCATAAACATCACCATCGATGGTGAATGCAATTTGTCTGCCCGTGATGATATTTGTTGGCATTTTGTCTCCTAGGTGTTTATTTGGGTGAAATAAGTTGAAACGTTCAAATCTGCGACTAGCAAATTGGACGCACCAACCGAAATGATTGACGGACGTTGGACGTCTCCGACGACGTATCCTGAAGGCATGGCCCCCAAAATGCTGATAATCAGGGCCTCTAATTGGTCCAATGCGCCTGAATTGGAATTGTTGGCAACCGCAGCGGTTACAACAAAATTGACCTTCACCTTAGTGACGGCCCCATTGATCAATGTTGATTCAAGCCATGGCGAATCCGGGATGATCACACATGCAGGTGGGATCACGGCCTCCGGTGCCACCGGGTAAACCGACGCAGCTACTCCGGCCAACGCCGTTGCAAGATCATTGCGCACGTCCAACAGTGTGGTCATTGGCATATTGAATCCACATCATAGAACGCCGAAATCAGCCCGATTACTCTGTTTTGTAAGCTGCGGCCCATCCGGTACGGCGTCGGCGCAAAATCAACGCCTTCGATCTGTCCACCAGGTGCCGTGATGCTCTGAAAAATCTCGACCGAAACAATCAGGATTGCCTTATTGACTGCCGGAACGTTTGCATATATTTCGGCGGCTGAACCGCCATCGAGTGTGACCGTTCCCGCCGGAATCACGGGAGTAAGGATTCGATCAGCTTCATCGACCACCGCAGTGACTTGAAATGGTCGAACCGAATGATTGCTCACGGTGTAAGGGCCATCGAGGCCGTTACCAATTCCAGCGAGAACGATCCCCTGTCCCTCGACGAAATAATTTGGTCGTAATGTGTCGATATATAAAACATCATCAAGAATGCGAGTCGATACCACTGCACTTTGATATTGCGTGAGCATTGGCAAAATAGTAATTTCCGCAGATTCAATTATGGAATCCAGGTATTCATCGGAAAATAAGGATTCGGAAACGCCAAGCACCTGCCGCAATTCATCAGCGGTTACGATATTTGGCATTTCCGGTCCTTTCGTCTGCTCGGCCTGTTCGGGAGTGACCAGGCCGATGTTTATTTTTTATTAATCGAGGAAACGGTATGCGCCGTAGCCGATTTTTGTGGCCGTTGCACCGTAACCGTACATGAGAATTCCAATGGAACCATCGGAGATGATATTTGTGCGCAGCTCCAGGCGTGGAGATTCGTACCATGTGTATGCGTCGCGGTTGATGACGTACATTGAATCGTCACCTGTGCCTGATAGTGCGGTGTCCACCCATAGATCGATTCCGTTTACAGAACCACGGAGTGAACGTGGTTGTGCATTTCCAGCCGCGTTTTGTGGCTGTAATGCGTTATAAATTGGTCGTCCATCGACGTTGAAAGACATGATGCGTCCCCACATCGCTGGACTTACAACGATTGCATCGGCGAATTTGAATGTGTTTTCATAAACACTGACCGATGCCGTTGATACCCAAGCGAGCAATTCTTCAGCGGTAATGTCCGAACCGTAACCGGTTGATGCTGCCGCTGAATTTGCGATGATTTGTGCAGAATTGTATTCGTTGGTTGCACGTGCATATTGTGAAGAAAGATTCGAAATCAGTTCTGAGAAGAATAACGGATCAGATCTGTCGGCGAGTTCCACTGACATGACCTGGCTACCCTTGAATGACTTCACATCAACGTTGATGAATGATGACTCCATGACTGTTGGTGTAACTGGATCGAGTTCATCGATCTGCGCCACCGCAGGCAGCTGAGTAATTTTTGGAATCTGGAAAACAAGGCCCGCGTTAGGCAAGGTCCCTGTTGAAATTGAATCAATGGAGGCTCGAACATTGTCGGCCAATCCGTTGACCACTTCACGCAGCTGGCGTGTCGGGATCAGGCCCGGATTGTCTGTTGATGCCGTTGCCGCAGCGATGAATGCACGTGATTCCTCGGAACCACGAGTTGCCGCTACTTTGTGCATCAAATATGTTTCAGGTGAAACGATTGGGTTGCGTGTTGCAATGAAATTGACTGGCTTTGGTGCTGATGATGCCTGTACTACTTCAGCCGCTTCTACCGTCTCGGCGGTAGTTGGCTCTGTGACGGTGTTTTCCACGGCGTCTCCTTCTGTTGATGGTGTGGGTGTTGCCTCCGCGTCATCATTGGATGGCGTGGAATTTTCTGGTGCGGTTGTCGCGGCGACATTTGATACACGTGCTGAATCAAATGCCGGGTTGTGTGTTAACGCGACACCGACCAAATCTGCTGAATTGACGACCATGGTGCCATCTTCGTTGTATCCAAAATCATTTGCATTGGCTTCGACCGAAAATCCGTCACGCAGTCCGTCCATTGCTTCCTGGATGGCGTCTGAACCAGCGGTGGTTTTCGAAATCTTGAATGTTGCCTCGATTGATTTTCCATCGGGTGCAAATTCCATGCTAAGTGTTTTACCGATTGGACGTGCAGAATCATGTTCCAAATTCAATTTAACATTGGCAGGATTTAACGATCCTGATTTGAACATGACCTTACCGGTCGATGCATTTGCCGGAACGTCGAATTCAACGATCTTGCCGGTGATTGTTCGTGCCTCGGAATCAGCTGCCGTGATGGTAAATGGTGTCGTTACTTTCATTTGATCATTTCCTCCGCGTTTCGTATTTCCTCCACAGTGATGGCCGGATTGCCGTTAGCATCCACAATGGAATTCAGGGTTTTGTAAATGTTCGCACGTTCAAGATCGCTGCCGCGTAGATAGTCTGAAAGGTCGTACCGGACTTCCTGGGTTGATGGAACAAAATCCGGCATTGATAAACGTTCGGTAATCGAGGTCATCAGCGGAATAAGTGAAAAATCGAGCAATGTCTGCCGCTGCGTTGTGGCGTTGGAGTACGTCATCGATGAACCGGTGTTTGCGTCCACGTAATACGCCGGGATTCCACAGGCACGTGCAATTTCGGTGGCGATGTATGAACGAGCTGCGGCCAGTTGTAATTTTTCAGGATCAAATCCCACGGTTTCCATGGTTACATCGGCATTCAAAAACGCGGTGCCACGATTGCGGCGTGCGGTTGCCCATGAATCAAGCAATTTGGCAATTCGGTCTGCAGGTAATGCCGTGCCGTTGGATTTCAACACCATCGACGGAATTGGTTCGCGTGCGTACATCGCAGCGGCACGTTCTAGTTCCGCACCTGTGCGGATTGTTCGGCCTGCTCGATTCAACACGCCTTCATCATTGCCGTTGAATACAACCAACGAACCCAATCCTGAATTTGGAACCGGTGATCCATCAACCATGTAATATTCAATTTCAGTTGCCAATGAATTTGTTTGAATGGTGACGCGTGACGGATTAACACGTTGAACGCTGCGAACGCGATTTGTATCTGCAAAAAATTCTGTAATTTGCCAGTATGCGTAACCGTACAGGAGCAAATCTTCGCAGGTCCACACGTATGTGGCTGATCCTGGGACACGTGGGTCCGGTGTACGGATAACGCGTGGTGTTGCATCTTCAATTTCAAGGCCTGTTGATCGATCAATGACTTCTAGCCCGATCGATGCAATCGATGAACAAATGATGTTTCGAGCCCTGGCCCCTGTTGGTACCGACATGAATTCTTCACGGGTTGCAGTATTTGCACCGCCGAAAAATGGCGTTAATGAATCCAATGTTGTAACGGGTCCAAGCTGCGCAGCCACATCAGGCCCGGACGGTAGCCCTACCGTTTGAACCTGACGTGTTGCAAAAATGTCGCGAATTCCCATGGCTTGATTTTCTCAGGCCAATACCACTATCCAACCATGATGTCGGTTTCCGTCTCTGGGCGTGTCGCAAAATGTGTGACCAATGCGGTGGCCACACTTGCGCACACTGCCGTTTGACTTGCTCGACGTCCAATGACCCAGCCGCCATCGCCTCGACGCAGTTGCACCGCACTGAGCATTTGCGCCGTTAGTTCCGGCTGATTGGTGTGACGCAATCTGCCCGAATTAATTGCACCCAATAGTTCGTCGCAGCTCTGAGGATAGGCCGCGTCCATGTCGTAAATCGGGATTCCAGCCGGTTGCAATCGTGCGGCCACGGCCCCACTGGTTTTCCTGGAGTACAACAAATGTTCGATGGGATATTTGCGGCAATAAAACGCGGCGTCATTTGCAACGGCCCGATCATCGAGCTGCCGTTCGTTTTCCCAGGTGTGGAGTAACTTCACCACAAATCGTTCGTCCCCTAATTTTTGAGCCCCGACCAATGCGCAATGGCGGCGGTCCGGTGAAATGTCCAGGGCCAACCATGTGAGTTTTTCGGGATCGAGTTCGAGTTCAGGTTCGGCACATCCATCCCATGCAGCTTGACTGATGATCGATGAAATTGTTTGGACCCATCTGCATAAAACCTCGGTCTGTACAACTTCGGGTGGGTCTTTCAAAACGCTTCGAATGTTATCGATGTGGATGGTGTGACCCAATGCCGGATTGGCCATCGCGAAATTTTCGTCCGTCAATGCGTCCGATGCACCCGACCATTCGAAATATCCAATATCGTCAACCACACCGGACGCGGCGGCGATTCCCCGTTCGCGTAGCAAATTTAGCACTTTACTGTGTTGGTCACCTGCGTTCGAATAGGTCATGACCATGGGATTTTTCGCGGCAAGCAATGTGTACCGCAGCGATGCAAATGATTCGAGTTCGTGCATCTCTCGCAGCTCATCGAGGTGGACCGTCTCCGGTTTCGAGATACCACGGGCCGCCGATCCTCCAGCCTTGATGATGAACCGATTGATCCCGGTCGATCCTTGAACCTCGATTTCCTCCGACCCATGGGACCAGCGAATTCGCTTCACACGTTTTGCAAGATCATCGGAGGATTCAATCAAATTGACCAATGCCCGAAATTGCTCCAACGATGTGGCCAATCTATGAGCTGAGGCCACCTGCAACGATTCATCCCAATGGAATAACCCCATGAGAATGCGACTGAGCATCAATGTCGATTTGCCGGATTGCCGGGCTACCACGATGGCGTTTAATGGCGTAGCCCACCGGCCGTCAGGCTTAACCTTATGAGCATGAATGGCCACGAATTCCTGCCATGGCATGAACCCATTTGGAAAGATTGTTTTCGCAAAATCGATGAGTTCAGGGCCCCTGGATGGCAAATCATTCAATGGCGTGTGGATTCTAGGCGTTGGACTGCCCATAACCGTAGCTGATAACGGTGCCAAAACCGATGTGAGCCGATCTGAGCCTAGTTCGACTTGATCATGACTGTTTATGGCCTGTTGCTCCTTAATCATGGCTGATTGATACGTTTTCGGGGATATAACGTTCAT